GAAAAGAGACAAAAAAATGACTACAAACGACAACATCAAAACCATTGAACGCATCCAAGAGTTACAAGAAGATCTACACGGTATCGCAACGACCGGGATGCTAACGCTAGCGCTCATTAAACCTAAAGGAATTGAGGTAGCAATACTAGAAAATACGATGGAAACGATCCATAAAGTATCACATGCTATCCAGGACGTGTTAGACGGCAAAACATCAAAACAAGCCATCAACTCAAATCTAGCTAGCAAAGACGACGAAGAGGGAGACGAATAATGTTAGAGAAAATCAAAAACCTATTTAACCTGGACTATTTCAACGAAGATGAGCCAGTACAGCACAGCGGGACTTTGATTGACATCCGTACGCTACAAGCTCAAGTGCGAGAACTACAAGAAGTTGTGCGTAAACAGAATGCAATCATGCGAGATCTCTCAGAAGACAATATCCGCCTAGGGTATGAATGCAAGCGCTACGCCGACACAGTGGCAGTCCAACAGCGTCTCATTGATGTATATGAGAACATGAATAACTAAGGAGGCTCACATGGACAGAGGACTATTTGGAACCTTTGACTATGATCGTGACTACTTGCAGACTCCTCTGGAACGTGAGGAGCGTGACCCTGATGAATGGATATTCAGAGGCGGTCAATGGATTTATGTAGGAGATGAGTAGCCTATGGAAGTGCAATGCTACGAAAATGACGCTTATTGGCGTAAACGATACCAGGGACTCTGTTATGAGATGGGCGAAATCGTCAACGAGCAACAAGACAAGATTATCTCACTTAGCCAGGAAAACAAACGGCTGAAACGTGAGATTTGGAACATGAAACAGACCAAAAGGAGAAGAAGATGACTAACGAATTGACACAGAAGCAAGTTACATCAAATGTTGCGACACGAATCGAAGCCATGAAAGGCGAGGGGTTGCTGATCGCACCAAATTATAGTGTGAGTAACGCTCTGAGCTCAGCATACTATGCACTAAAAAACTCCAGTAACGGGAATTTACTCCAGCAATGTACACAAGATAGCATTTATAACGCATTGCTAGAAATGGTAACCCAAGGACTAAGTCCTGCTAAAAAGCAATGTTACTTCATCAAATACGGTTCGGATGTTCAGCTTAGAATGTCATATTTTGGGACCATTAAAGTCACTAAGGATTTGCAAGAGGTGAAAGACGTCACTGCGAATGTTGTTTACGAAGGGGATACGCTAGAGATAGCGGTTGAAAATGGGCGTAAGAAGTTAGTCAAACATGAGACAGATTGGCGGAACTCGGATAATCCAATAATTGCCGCTTATTGCATTATCACTCGAACGGATGGAGAAGAGTTTCTTGAAGTCATGACTAAAAAACAAATTGATAAGTCTTGGTCTAAGGCTAAAACAAAGAATGTTCAAATTGATTTTCCTGACCAGATGGCCATGCGTACGGTTATCAACCGAGCTGCCAAAATGTTTATCAATACAAGCAATGACAGCGACTTGTTCGCTGGAGCAATCAATAACACAATTGCTGACGAGTATGACAATGAGCGTCAAATGAAAGAAGCTGAACCAGTGAGAGAAGAGGCTGAAACACTAGATGATATCCTTGGAGCTTCTGAAGAATTGACTGAAGAACCAAAAAAAGAGGTTATCAACCAGGAGTTGACAACCACAGATACAAAATACCCAGCAGATGAGATCCCAGATTTTGACCAAGAAACAGGCGAAGTAATCGACCAAGAGCCAGAAACTGGCCAAATGGACATGCTAGAAGGGGAGGATTTCTAGAATGACTGAAGAATTAAAAGATGTAACGGATAGCCTAGAAATCGTTCCAGTAACGGATTTAGAAGTCGGCTTTGTCCTAAAAGCTGCTGAAATCGAAATTCAAGGTAAGGAAGTTTTGGAACAAGCTTTAGCAGCTTATCAAAAGAAATATGCTGGCTATATCGTAACAGAAGAAACTTTGTCGGACGATACCAAGGTCAAAGACGAGTTGGGGCGAGTGCAACGCCAAATTGAACAAGAACTTAAAACTCAACTCTCAGAATACTCTAAACCTCTTGATGAAGTGAAGACGTGGGTAGATAACATATTAGACCCAATCAAAACTTTGCAGGCTGATATTAAAAATCAGATTAAAGAGTTTGAAGAGAGAGCGACGGAAGCCCGTAAAGATACAGTCAAAGAGGCTTTTGAATCCGCAATTGCAGAAAGTGGCATAGAACTCGATATCAAATTGTTTGCAATCTACTTTGACGATTTCAGCAAGAAAAAGTGTTTCATGGCTGACAATGTGCGAATCAATCAAGCGACCTCTAAAATGATCGCTGATTTGGTAGCAGAAGAAGCGGCAAAGAAACAGCAACGTGAAGTTGGACTTATCCAAATAACAGAAGCCGCTGCCAAGGCAGGATTTGGCCCAGCTGTCTACATTCGCAGATACGACCAAGGAGGAGAGCTAGCTGATATCTTGCAAGCAATCCTTGATGATAAAGAGCTGGCCGACCGCACAAAAGCAGAAGCAGAGCGAAAAAAGCGTGTTGAAGAAATGACGGCTATTGCAGAAGCCAAAGGTCTGAATCCTGAAAAATATGTTGATTTGCTCAATGAAGGTCGCTCTGCTCTGGACGTTATCAATATTTTGCACGCAGATGCAGACGAGCTTAGACAGGCGCAAGCAGAAGCAGAGCGAAACACTCAGAATCAATCCTACGCCCAAAATCAACCTGAATTTAAGCCTGAAACAGCTTCAGAGGGCAATTACACCCCAGAACAAAAAACTGGCCAAAAATCGCAAAATACAGCTTCTGATGATACGGCTAAAAAATATGGTTATCGCTATCAAAATATGGAAATTATTTTCCCTGAAAAAAACATGCGTCAAGTCAAAGAACAATTTATTGTCCGGATAATGCCTGGAGCGGAAAGTAAGGCTGAAAAGGTGGAAATGGAATGACACAAGATTTACTTGGTAAAGATTACTATTCAGCCGCTTCTGCCCGTCGCTACTGGTCTATCTCACAATACAAGCGATTTAGAGAGTGTGAGGCACGGGCATTGGCTGAGCTAGAGGGAGAATGGGAAGACCAAAGAGACAACACAGCTCTCTTGGTTGGGAACATGGTCCACAGCTATTTTGAAAGCCCAGAAGCACATAAGAAATTTATGGACGAAAACGAAGATGCCATGATTTCCAAAGCTGGTAAAACCAAAGGTCAGTTAAAAGCTGACTTTCTGGTTGGCCAGCGAATGATTGAGAGGCTAGAAGCTGACAAACAGTTCATGGACTACTATGTTGGCCAAAAAGAAGTTGCTGTCACAGGAAACATCGAAGGCGTGGAATTTAAAGGCAAGATTGACTGTCTCAATGTCGAAAAAGGGTATTTCGTGGATATTAAGACTACAAAATCAGACATCGACAGTATGGTCTGGGTCCAGGACGAATCAAGCGGACGAAACATCCAGGTTCGCTGGTTCGAGGCTTGGGGGTATGGCTTGCAGATGGCAGCATATAAGAAAATGCTGGAAGAGCAGTACGGAAAAGAGTTCACCCCTATTATCTACGCGGTGACTAAAGAGCCGACTCCAGACACCAGAGCGATTGTTTTCCAATCGCAGGAAAAACTCGATTATGAGTTGACCGAGCTATCTATGCTTATCCAGCGCCTTGACAAGGTTAAAAAAGGCGAGGAGGAAGCAAAGCCGTGCGGCCATTGCGAATACTGCAAATCGAAAGCATTGAGTCAGCGTGTGGAGGTGATTTGATGAGTAAGAAAGTAAAAGACATACTGGCAACCCATGACACAGGCTGTCCGCATGGCATTACATTTGCCATACATCAAGATAAAGATGAGTGTATTGCTTTGTTTGGTCGTTCTGGTTGGCCTGGACTAAAACCTATTTTTATCTGTTGGAACAGCGACGTTGAAAATAGAACAATGTATCACACAGAAGAAGAGTTACAGAATGCGTATGTTGATAAAGTCAAAGTAATTGAGGACGATTTTATCATAATTGGATTGTTGCCATTTTAGGAGATGAAACCATGGAAATTAGAAAAATTTCAAGCAGCATAGCCCTTTACTCAGACGGCAAGAGGTTGCAAGTAATCCACAATCTCGGCGATGAGTTTATCCTGGATCTTGAGATGAAGAGTTATGACTCTCTAAACATTGATGACCTAAGCCGTAGCAGTGTGAGCGATATTACCCCAATTTTTAAAGTGAGTGGGTATTGCTCACGGCGTGGCGAAGACACCCAGCGCTTAAAATGGGCCATCCGTCAATTTGAAGAATTTGATGAATATTTGATTAACCACCATGACGAACTGGTCGAATGGTGGAAAAATCCAGACAAGGAGGAAAAAACAGATGATTAACAGTGTAGTGCTGGTTGGAAGATTAACAGCAGAGCCTGAGCTACGCAAAACACCCAACGGTGTATCTAGTTTGCAGGGGACACTGGCAGTAAATCGTAATTTCAAGAACCATAATGGAGAGCGTGAGGCTGACTTTATTAACTTTCAGTCCTGGCGTGGTGTAGCTGACGTCATCGCTCAGTATTGTAGCAAAGGCTCGCTTATTGGGATCACAGGACGCTTACAAGTTCGGAGTTATGAAAAGAACGGAGAGCGTCACTATGTTACCTATGTAGTCGCTGAAACCGTTACTTTGCTGGAAAAGCGCAACAACAACCAAAATAGCAACCAATCAAGTGGCTACAACTCACCATTTGCTGGAGCTAATCCGCTTGATCTGTCAGATGATGATTTGCCTTTTTAGGAGGTATCGATATGACTGAACTTAAAGAGAAAGCTTTTGCCAAAATGCTGGAAGAATTAAACAAGCCACATGATATGGCCATGGATCGCATTCATAACTGGATATGCGACCAAGAAGACGAAGATTTGTTCCAAGGAATATTGAAAGAGCGATACTCTCTGAAATGCGCTCTAAAATATGCAAAAGAAAAAGCTCGTAAATTCGCTGAAAATGGAGTGGCTTGCATCGATGATAATACTGTTTTCGGATGGATTCGAGAATATTTTGTCTCAAATTCGCAAGTATCCAATATCAAGCAGGTGCCTGTTGAGGACATTAAAAAGAAGGTAGAGAAACCCAAAAATCATCCTGAAGATAAAGTTGATGTAGCCAAAATTAGGGAAGGCACTGGTCCAGATGATAATATCATCAAAAAACCTAAAATCAAGAAAGAGAAAGGAGTAGTCGAAGGGCAGTTGGACCTTTTCGCAGATTTGGCATGAGTAAGATCAACGAACAATGCAAGCGAGAAGCTGACAGACGATTGAAACCACCTGTAGACTTCTGGAGCTGGTGCTACTCGCAAATTACAACGTACAAATGGAGCAATAAAGACAAGACCATAATCGCTTCAGATTTGGACCTTGGCTATTGTGTCGAAAAGCGACTAACAAAGTCATCTCGGCTTACTTTTTATGATAAGACATACTTTTTCTCAATCATTCTCTGCACTTCAAAACGTATCGAGATTCAATCTTATGAATTTCAATCAAAATTAGTCGACGGAAAGCAGTTCATTGATTGGCATTTTACAAATTTAGAGCGATTTGAAAATGATACGCATGTGAAAATCGGCCAAGATCACACCGGACAATATTATCCTTATCTATTCTCTAATTATTTTGGAGGCGGATATTATACAGGCAATAAATTCTATCCGAACAACTGGATTGAAAAACTTAAAAATTTATCTGAACTTAAATATTTGAAGTTTGGGAATATCGCTTATTGGGAAATTGAACGGCTTTACAAATACAAGTTTGAAATTGAATTTGCTCAAAAAATCCATGCTTACAAATTGGCCAACGAAATCATGTATCCAAATTATAGAATCGGATTTACAAGAACCGTAGATATGCGGACCTTGAACCGCAGATGGCTTCAGAAGAATAAACAATTTTTCAAGAATTCAAATCGTAGCTTTAACGAATTTGAGTTGAGCCGTCGATTAAAAGAACGGAACGGCCAGCTAGTACCTGGTATCGAGTCTTATCTGACTTACCATGATATCAAGCACATACCAAAAGGTGTAGGGATCAATAAGTTCCAAAATTGGATTATCAAGAATAGCATTGAGTTCAATGAATATCTTGATTACCTCAAAATGCTTCAAGAAATGGGTATTGAGCCTGAAGGTGATGCTATGCTTGTGCCAAAGGACTTCACAGCCATGCACAATCACACGGTTGGATTATATAATCAATTCGTTGAAGAAAAACGCAAACTGGAAGATAAGAAGAAACGCAAGCAGCTTGAAGCTGAATTTAAACTCAGAGAAGGAATGGATAAGACCATCCATGGATACGCATTCCATGTTCCTAGAAAAGTGGCTGAACTTATCTATGAGGGCAAGAAGCTACATCACTGCGTAAGCTCATACACAGACAAACATTTCAAAGGAAGTACTTTAATAGTGTTTGTCCGTTTATCAAATCAACCTAAAAAACCTCTTTATACGCTTGAGGTAAAGCAGGGTAGGATAGTCCAGTTTCGTGGCAAGTATAACCAAGATGTGCCAGATGAAGTCTGGGACATAGCCAAGGAATGGATGGAGCAAACGAAATTAGTACCAAAATCAGCATAAAGGAGAAAAACAAATGCAAACCAAAATCGATATACCAGGCACAAGTATCACACTCGAAGTAACACCGAAAACGCCGACAGAGTATCATACGAGCCTTGGAGTCAAGAGGGAGAAACGCCACTTGGCCGAGCTTCAGAAGTTCTTTGAGTTCATTGAGAACAACAAGCGAAATATATTTGACCTCTGTGGATTGAGAGGGGAGCTTAGTTAGGATGAAATTAACCCTGAACATTGAGCCTAAGCCTCAATCACGGCCAAGGTTTGCAAGACGTGGGAGTTTTACCACGACTTACGAAGATAAGGGCATGAAAGCCTGGCGCAATCATTGCCAGCTACTCATTGCTAATCAGTACATGGGCCAGCCTATTCTTGAGGGAGCTTTGAGGGCAAAGCTTAGATTTTACATCAAGCCTCCTCAGTATATTTCCAAGATTAAGAAGAACCAACAGGCCCTCCTGGATGAAATCATTCCAGTAGACAAAAAGCCTGACATTGACAACTATGAGAAAGCTCTATATGACAGTATGTCAGAGGTCGTCTTTAAGGACGATGGTCAGATAGCCTTGCATGATGTTGGCAAGTTTTACAGCCTCAATCCTAGAATTGAGGTAGAAATCGAAGAAATCAACAAATAGGAGACACAAAAATGGGAATGATACTAATATTTTTTATCAGCTGTGTCATTGTATTAACAGTGATCGCAAATATGGAGGACCATGATGAGTGACGAAACAAAAGAACTGATTTTTAACACCATTTTATGCATGATGTGCTTTGTCGCCGGTGCAGTATTTGGGAACGTAGCGCCAGTCAATCCTCAGCCTAAGAAACAGCCTATCATCATCCACGTTGTGGATAATGCTGGTGGTATGATGGCAGGGCAGATCACTGACAAGGAAATCATAGAGGGACGATACACAGTCACAGCTGGAGCTTATGGCAAGTTTCTAGTGACCAAGGAGCAGTATGAGGCTTTAAGTGTAGGGGATGAAATCCCTGATTATCTGAAGAAAAGAGGTAATTAAGATGACCGAAACTATTAAACTACCAAACTACTACGAGCCCGATTGGGAAAATGCAAGATATGGCTCATTGGAAGAACTTAAAGAGTTTTGCGATATCGGTGACGGCGTGCTCACAAAGTCGGAGACTGAGGACAAAGACTGGATAAACAACTGGAAGCAGTATTTTAAGCCTTTTTATGTGGGCGATATACTTATAAAGCCTACCTGGGAAGAAATACCTGAGGATGCAAAGTATAAGACACTTATACAGATAGACCCGGGTACGGCATTCGGTACAGGTTCACATGAGACTACAAAGCTGTGTATACTGGCACTTGAGAAGTATCTTAAGACAAAGCCTGAAGCCAAAGTACTTGATGTGGGTACAGGAAGCGGAATACTTGGAATCTCGGCATTAAAGCTTGGAGCGGAATGTGTATTCGGAACAGACCTTGACGATATGGCGATAGATGCGGTCATGGAAAATATGATAAGCAATGAAATAGGTATGACCGAGTTTGTAGCGGTGTGCGGAGATATCCTGACTGATGAGAATATAATGGATATGGCAGGCTATGAAAAGTTTGATATAGTCACAGCCAATATTTTGGCTCCTGTTATTATAGAACTTATAAAGACTGTAGCAAAGCATATGAGAAAAGGCGGAATATTTATCACATCCGGAATAATAGATACAAAGGAAGCCGATGTGGTGCTTGCTTTTAAAAAGAGTGAGGATTTTGAAATCATCGAGATAAACCACCTTGGAGAGTGGGTAAGCATCGTGGCAAAAAAGAGGTAATAAATGTATCATTTTTTTGTGGAAGAAGAGCAGGTAAATGGAGAAAATGCGTATATAAAAGGCAGTGATGTAAATCATATAGTAAATGTTCTCAGGATGAAGGTCGGAGAAGAACTTCTAATCAGTGTAAAAGGGGATTGGGATTATCTTTGTAAGATAGAAAAGACGGAAGCTGACAGAGTGGATTTGAAAGTGCTTGAGAGCATGGAACAAAGGGAGCTGCCTGTAAAGATTACATTGCTGCAGGGTATTCCCAAATCCGATAAGCTTGAAATGATAATACAAAAGGCGATAGAACTCGGTGTAAGTGAAATAATACCTGTAAAGACAAAAAGAGTTGTGGTAAAGATAGATGAAAAGAAAGTCGACACTAAAGTAAACAGATGGAATGCCATTTCAGAGAGTGCGGCCAAACAGTCAAAGAGAAGTATTGTTCCGAAAGTATTAAAGCCGCAGACTGTCGAAAATGCACTTGAAACGGTAAAGGACTATGGTGTAAAATTATTACCTTATGAGAATGCACAAGGTATCAAAAAGACCAAGAGTATACTTGAGAGTCTGGATACTAAAAATAATATAGCCGTTTTTATCGGACCTGAAGGCGGATTTGAGGAAACTGAAGTAAAGAAGGCGACAGACTCAGGCTTTGAAGTGATTACACTCGGCAAAAGAATCCTAAGGACGGAGACGGCGGGACTTGCATTGCTCGGTAATATAATGATCAGATTGGAAGAAGAATAGATGGACGCATATTTTGACAACTCGGCTTCTACAAAAGTAAGCGAAAAAGCCCTAGATATAATGTTAAAGACTATGAGGGAGGACTATGCAAACAGCAGTGCGAAGCATATAAAAGGTGTAGATGCCGAAAAACATGTAAAGGATGCGGCTGAAACAATAGCAAAGACTCTCAAAGTTAAAAAAGGTGAGATAATCTTTACATCAGGAGGAACAGAGTCCAACAATATGGCACTTTTAGGCACGGCCATGGCAAAAAAGAGGCTTGGAAAGCATATAATAATATCGGGAATAGAGCATCCTGCAGTATATATGCCTGCGACATTTTTGGCGGAAGAGGGCTTTGAGCTGACGGTACTTCCTGTGGATAAAACAGGAAGAGTGGACCTTGAGGTATTAAAAGAAAGTATCAGAGAAGATACAATACTGGCTTCAATTATGTATGTAAATAATGAAATCGGTGCCGTGGAGCCTGTTGATGAGATATCAAAGATAATAAAGAGTAAGAATGCAAACACTCTCTTTCATGTAGATGCAATACAGGCATATACAAAATTTAAAATAAATCCTAAAACACAGGGGATTGATATGCTCTCGGCTTCAGGACATAAGTTCCACGGTCCGAAGGGTGTAGGATTTTTATACATTGACGGTAATGTAAAGATAAATCCTATTATATTCGGTGGCGGACACCAAAGAGGTATGAGAAGCGGCACATGAAATA